CTGATATTTTGGCATCAAAGGCTGCAAGTAAAATGAGTACAGGAGCAGGAAAAATTTTAGCAAAGTTAGGAGTACAAGCATCTGGAGAAGCAATAGAGGAATTTTTATCTTATGTTGGTAATTATATTGTAGATAATGCTTTAATAGACAAATTAGGAGATTCTGATTTTAGTTCTAAATGGGATTGGGGAGAAGTAGGAGAACAAATGGCATTAGCTTTTGTAAGTTCTGCAATATCTCTAGGTGGAGAATCATAAACACAAATCAATCTATAAAGGTAGCAGAAAATCAATTAGGAAGAAAACTAACAAAACAAGAAAAAGCTTCTGTAATAAAAACAATAACAGAAGATGCTTCAATTAAATACGACAATAAAGAATTGTTTAAAGATGGAGAAGAAAGTGTTGGAAATTATTTTGTAGCAAGTTATGATGAAAATGGAGAAGTAGGAGAAGTCGTAGAAACATTAGGAAAATCTATTGATAATCCAAACGAAAAATTAAATATAGCACCTGTAATAATCAAAGATCAACAAAATAAAACATTTAATGTTATAGATGGAACAACAGGAATGTTATTAGATACAACTCCATACACATCTGTACAAGAAGCGGTAAATGGATTTACAGAAATAGTTACTAATATGTCAGAAGCTCAAATAGAAAGCGTAAATAACAATGTGGCAGATTCTACATTAGCTTTATATGCAGAAATAGGAAAAATGATACAAGAAAGACAATCACAAAATATAACCTCACAAAATCAACAGAACGACACAATAGAGCAAAATAATATTCAAGGTCAAGAAATTAATAGTCAAAATAATAAAATTGCTCAAAATGGAATTTCAGAGCAAACAAATAAAACTAATATGGAGCAACGAAATTGGAATAATGTTTCAGATAAAAATGTAAAATCTTATCAGACAGAAAATCCAGAAGTAAGTCAAGAAATTCAAGAGATGGCTTATAACTTCCAAGAAGATTTGGCAAATTCTACTTTTGGAGAAAGATACAAAGCAGGAGAAGAATGGACAGGAACAAAGAGAAGTACAACAAAAGAACTAGCAGAAATAAAAGATGATACAGGAGCAAGTTGGGGTAAAATCCAAAAAGCACTAGAAGATATAAGTCAAGGAAAAGGAGATTATGCACTTGCAAAGAAAGTAGAATTAGTTTTAGATAAAGCATTGTCAGAAGGATATAAGAACATTTACGGTAAAAATATAATGCCTAATGAATCATACTTAACAAAAAAAGGAAAGATAGAAGGCAAAAATTATCTACAAAATGAAACAGAAACATCTACAGGAATTGAATCTGATTCAGAAGAAAATAGAATTTTTGGAGAAAGAATAAATAAAAAGGGAGGAAACTCAAATGTCAGAGCAGAACAAAACACAAGTCAGAATACACGCCAAGAAATTAATAGAGCAGAAAAGAGAAAGAACCCCAGAGGAGAAAAAGAAATATCAAGAAGTAATGGAGCTAGTCAAGAAAAATTATCCAAAAGTGTACAACAATTCCAAAGAGAGCAACAAAAACAACTAGGAAAAGATACTAAGATTTCTTTAACAGAACAGAATAAATTAACAAAAACAGAGAGAACTATACAAAAAGAATTTGAAAATATTACAGGATTGAATTATGGAATATATGAAACTAATAAAGGAACTGAGGATGCCGTATATGTAAATAATGATATTCTTATAAAACATAATAGCTTACAAAGTAAAAAGAAATCTAACTTCTTACCATTTCACGAACTAGGACATTGGTTTAAAGTAAATAGAAAAGCAGAATGGACTGCTATACATGACATCATAGATAATACTATTACTAAAAATCAAATAGAAGAATATAAAAATGTATTAAAAGATAAATCAATGTTCGACAATATGTCAGAAGCGGAAACAAGAGAATATATAATTGAAGAAATACAAAGTGATTATTTTGGAAACTGGGCAAATGATATTAGCAACTGGGCTGATATGATTAGAAATAAAATGCTTTCTGATGAATATGTACAATTACTTATAGACATCTCTAATGAAAATATTTCAACTCACTATAATATATTTGGTACACAGGAACAACAAGAGCAAGTTTACGACAAAATAAATGATATGATGAATAATTTCATTACTGAAAATAAAAACAATCTTAAAAGTGATTTTGAAAGCAATACAAAGCAGACTAAAAATGTTGATTTTAAAAAAGAGTTCCATAATAGAATCCAAAATGCCTTAATAAATAAAAATTCTAAAAGAAGAACTAATTTTGGTATAGTTGATTCAATAACAGCATCTAAAATTAATAAAATCACAGGAATTAATGTTGAACAAAGAAAACATATTTTATTAGACAATGATATTAGACACATGATAAATGAACATAGTGACAAGATTGCAGAAGCAAAAAAGAAACAAATTCCAATTACTCCAAAAGATATTGAACTTATTCCAGATGTAATCAATGAATATGACAAGATTATAAAAGGATCTGATAATAAAGGGGAACAAACTATACGATATATAAAAAATATGGGAAAGAATAAAATTTATGTTGTTGAAGTAGTTCCAAGTATTCAAAATGATTTAATAATAAAAACAATGTGGATAAAACCAATTAGGGGAATTAATAGTCAACAGACTCCTAATTTAACGTCCAAGACGAAACCTAATGCTGGTAATTCCACATTTGTTACTAATAGTATAGCACAGAAAAACAAAACTGTCAAATCTGATACTGCTACTAATAGTAATATGCAGAAATCTAAAAATAATACTTTAAAGAAATCTAATTTAGATAATAACAGAAATATTGGTTATTATAGAAGTGATTATATTCCAATGAGAAAAAGTAA